GAAAGGAAAGATTTGGAACGCCTGATCCACCGAATCGTAGTGGCCCGGCGACTTGAAAATGAAATCCTCCGGCCCGCCGTCCTGATCGGACAGCGCGTTCTTGGCCGAGATGTAGTAGGACCAGCGTCCGTCAAACTCCCTGATCCACGAATGGATGACGGCAATGTCCTCGCACTTGGAGTCGACAAAAATCTCGTTCGCCTTGATCTGGCGCTGCATCTCCTCCCAGTCGTTCCAGTCGGACTTCACCTGACGGGCGCTCTGGAGGATGGCCTTGCGGATGGCGTCCTCGTTCCAGCCCTCGCCGCCAATCTTGGTGAACAACTCGGTGACACCGTAGGAGCCCAGCGAATGCGCCTGTTCAATCTTGGAGGTGATGATGCCGCTCTTGCGCGGAAACTTGAAATGGTCGAGACCGGCGACGGAATACTGCATCGTCTCCTTGTCGTCGAAATAGGCGATGGCCACCCCGTGCTTGACGTAGGTGGCGGCGAGCTGGATGTGAAGCGCCAACGCCCCGTCGTCATCACGGTCCATCACCGTGTATTCCTCGGCCAAAATCTGGCTCCACGTCAGCGCCTGCTGCTTGTCAACCGTGGGAAGAAGAGGGATGTCAGCCAGCACCTTCGGGGTGGTGTAGATGTCGACGTAGGCGGCTTGGGCTTCCGTGAGGATGGTGGCTCCCTCACCGGTGGTGATGTTGAAGCGGTCGCTCTGGCCCTTGTTTTCCAGCTCGGCGGCGTCGTGCGGCGGTGTGTAATCCGCCAACCCATCCACCAAAGACCGGTTGAACGAGCTGTCGTTGTCCGCCTCCTTCAGCAGCTCGTAGCCATTCCGCGCCGCAGCCGGGCTCCCCAGCCTCTCGCTTGGCTCCTCCAGCGTCTCGGCGTCGAGGGTTTTCAAGTCGTCGAGCGACTTCTCCGATTCGCGGAAGAGGGAGGTGGTCATAGGTGTTTAGCCGGGCTAAAGGATTATCGTCCGCGCTCTTGCAGGGCTTCTGGGTTGGCGATAATAATCGCAGTCCCCGTCACATCGGTCACGACAATCGCCATTTCCGAGTGCGCCCCGTAGTTGATCACGGACTGTTCGGCTGTCACCGTCAGCGGCGTGGCAAACGCTTGGTAGGTTCCCGGCGCGGTCAAATACTTGATCGTTGCGGTGATGGTGCCTGACGTGGCTAGGCGAAGCGTGCGCCCCGGAGTGATGTCAACAAGGTAGGTGCCTGCCGCAGTGATCGTAAGTTTTTGCATGAGCTATGAAGAGGTTGGGTTCTTTTCCATCAATCCAGCCTGATTGTCAAGCATTCAAGATGATCACCGCATCTTTCTGCCCACCGTCGTCAACAAGTTGCGCTTGGTCACCACCTTGGCCCAGCCTTTGTTGACCATCTTCGCCACCTTCTGGACCTCGTCGCTCTTGAAATGCCCCAGCGTGATCGCCTTCTCCACAAGCAGGTTGAACGTGTCCGCCATGTCCGGACTCCGCTTGAGACGCTTCTTCGCCTCCTCCTTGCTCTCCACCCTGACCGTTCGGCCCTCCTTATCGTGGTATTCCCTCTCGATCAACTCCGCGATGAGCGCCTTGCTCACCCCCGTGATCTGCCCCGAACGGATGAACTCCTTCGGCTGAATCCACAGCTCGCTGTTCTTGTTGAAATAGCCGCAGTCCTCGTTACGGAAGACAATCGTCCGCTCACTGGCCTTGCCTTGGAAGTTGACCTTCTGCACCGCCGACGACCACTCCATGTCGACAACATGTCCGAATGGCGTTCCCGCTCCCGTGTTGTCCATGATCGCACGCGTCGGCTTCACGTCCCATTCCTCGCACAGTTTTTTCCAGCCCCTCACCGTCTGGTGCGTCAGCGCCACCGCCTTGTTCAGGACGTCGTCCTCGATGGTCTGGTAGCAGCACAGGTGCAGGTGATCCCGCCCGTCCACCTTCCCCAGCTTCCCGATCAACGCCTGACTCCGGTCCCCACCACGGCTGTGCGCCGGGTCAATCGACCCCAGCGTGCTCGGCGTGTTGTCCCAGATTGGCTCCCGCTCCTCCATCGCCCCGGCATTCAAAAACTCCACCTCCGAGTAAATCGAATTGCTCGTCCCGTCGGGACACCAGAACGCCTTCACAAACCGGTAATACCCTCGGCTCGTCTTCCCTCCTCGCTTCTCCGCAATCCGGTCGCAATACCCCTGATCCGTCATCCACTTGATGTGCCCGTAAAGCTCTGGATGGGTGATACGGGGACACTGCTCCGCATTCAACCGGATGCAAGCCCCATACTTGGTCGCCCACCGCTCGTCGTTCTCCGTCACACTCCGCCAACCTGCCTTCGGCTCGCACAGGTCCCCGAACGGGTCGGTCAACCGGTCCGGGTTGGCCATCCCCACGAACATCAACCTCTCGTTCGAAGTCATGTTCTCATACGCCGTCGTCAAAATCCCGTCCGTCAAATGGTTGAACTCGTCCGCCGCCACAATCACGTTCGGATTCTTGATCCCCAGCAACTCGTCCGACGCACCGTCCGACGCACTTCCCGCTGGCTTCAACAACACCCCGCTGTTCCGGTCGGTCCCCATGCTCTGGTTCAACCCCTTGATGTAGCCGTTCGAGTCAATCAACTTCCCCGGACACCCCTTCTTCTGAGCCTGCGCCCACAACTGCGTGATGCTCTTCCAAATCCGCGTCCGAGCCGCATCCTTCGTCGTCGACATCACAATGAAGAACGTCTCCGTCGGTCGCGCCCAATACTCCATAAGTCCATACAACGCAACACCATGCGACTTCCCAGACGACGACGCCCCCGCAATCCCCAGAAACCTTTTATCGCTCCAGTCCCCAATCAACTCCCTCACAATCAACTCCAACCACGGCGTCCACAACACCCGGCAAATACTTCCCTCACAGTTAAACGCCAAATCCACCGCCCCCTTGAAATACCTGAACCGATCCGCTGGCTCAATCAACGTCCCGTCCCCCTTCTCCTTCCCCAACGAAAACATCCACAACAAACACACCAACTCCTCTGCCCCCAAGGGAAACTCACACCCGTCAATCACCGGCCCGCGCTGTATCATACCCACCACTTACATTCAACCAACCCTCACTGTCAACACTTCCTTACCGCCCACACCATCTTTAGCCGGGCTAAAATATTTTTATTTTTCCACATCGGTTTTTTCATAACCTATTGAAAATTAATGTTTTTTTCACGACGAACCCATACTGTCCTTCTCTTCTGTGTGTAGCGATTGGGTGTTGATGAGACACCCGTGGCCCCTCCTGAGAGCTGTAGAGCCCTCTGATCGTGTGACAGCATGCACCAGCATGCAGCCTTGCACTGTGACTGCACCTACGTAGCACACTGCTTGAACTACAAACCAACACACGACCATGACTACATACACACTGAAGATCAGAGACGCACGCACTGGAGACTGCCTCTCAGCCCACTACTTCGAGGCTGATGATGGCAACTTCAGTGACCAAGCCCGCACGATCTGGAAGCGCTACCGCATCAGCGGTGCGTATGCCAGTGTCACAAGCGGCAAGGCTGTGCTGATGTCTCTGTATTGAGCGTCCCACCGCTCGGGCGCTGTCCACTCTACGGAGTGGGCAGCACATGCCTGAGCCCTGTCTGGGATGACAGACGGCTGGTTCAGTCCAGTTGTGTTCCTTTCGCCGGATAACCCCGCTCTTGGGGTGAATGCGGCATAGCGCTCGAAAGAGCACCATAGAACACAACACCATGACTACAGAACCACGCATCGTATCCGCCACCATCCTTGACCTCCGCTTCCAGCACGCCGTCATGGCCACGCTGGACAACGGTGAGAGCACAGAGCTGTTCAGGTATTACCCTGATGAGCTCAGCTTCTCGCCTTCGGAGTTCATTGGACTGACTGTGGAGGATGGAAGCGAGCGCTTCACGATCAAGGATATGGCCTACCTCGGTGCGTCATACACTCCACGGTCTGAGCGTCTCGCCGCCTCCAAGAGGCAAGCCGAAGCCGACCTCGCCAGAGCAAACTGGTGGAAGGCGTGGGAGTGGAAGGTGCTGGCCAAGCGGTCAGGCATCAACTGCATCCTGCGTGCTCCCGAGTATGCTGGTTGGTCGGATTTGGATGACATCGTCTTCTGACGATCCCCAGCCTGAGCAGACTGGGTCAACAACCTGCTCACCCCTTTCCCACCGCTCGGCGTGTCGCTGAGCCCTGTCTGGGAAGATAGGACATTGGATCAGTCATGGTCCTCATGTTGGCGACTGCCCCGAAAGGACAGGTCAACAGAACGCTACTACTGGCGTAACCACAGCAGGACGGGTGAGATGCCCGCTAACGACCATGACAACGACTCCAATTGGGTTTGAGTGTGCCGAATTCAGCGACGCCTACAAGGCGGAGTATGACTTCAGGCCTTCAGCCCGTGAGTGCGAGTGGTTCCTCGCTTTGTCCCATGCGGACAAGACCAAGGAGCTGGATCGCCTCGGCGGATCGGTGATGCCCTCGCAAGAGGAGCAAGACCGATTCCTGGGTCTCGGTGAGATCTGGAGCGCTGCCACTCTCCTCACGGAGAAGCTGGCGTCGCATCCGGAGTTTCTCACTGAGGAGCTCTTCCTCGCCGTTCTTGGAGCCAAGGCTCGGAACGAAGAGGCGGAGCAAGCCCAGCGCGACGCTTGGTCGTCGTAATCGCCCCCGGAGCTGACCGGGTCACCAACAGCCGACTAATGCAGCCAATGGCGGTCACAAGCCCGCAGGAAGAATGCAGAGTGGTCCGATGGACGTCATGGTCCTCTCCGCGTTCTCCCGCGCAACCTAGGGACGAGACAGGGTAACCAAGCCTGCTTACGACCATGACTACTGACCTACGGACTGAAGAGATGCGCGACTTCCACGCTTCGGAAGGTAACACGTTCTCCGACCATGCACTGCGGTGCGCGGTTGACGGGAAGGTGCTATTGACCAAGGAGCAGGCGCAAGCGGTAGAGGATCACCTCGACTGCGTTGGAGCTTCTGTGGATGCCCTGCTCTGGGGCTATTACGGACGCTACTACGAGATCGACGGTGGTTACATCGACGAGGACTCCCAAGCCTATTGGCTGGTCAGTTCTCCGTTCGATCCCTACCTGCCTGCTCCTGATGGTAGCAATGACGTTCGCGCATTCGCCACGTTTGACACTTGCCCCGGAGACTATGGTGCTCCGGGCGATGAGATTCCGTGGTAACACTCGCAGAGTGGCCCGCTTCGGCGGGTTAATGCGGCAGACAGGTCACAAGCCCTGTCACGTATTGTGTGTCTTTAGCCGGGCTAAACCGGCTACTTTGGCGGCGCTCTTGCCGCCCAACCCAGAACCCTGCCGGGGAGTGCAGATCAATAGAAAGACACACAGATGAAACACGTTACGCATAAGCAAGTCGTTAGCGGCATGACCACCGCTGGTCCACTCAGTATCCTCCTGTCACGCTTCATCCTTTGGGTGAACGCTGAGAGTGTGGAGCGGGAACTGGTTGAGGAGATCAACCGCATCGACACGGAGCGTGAGGCAGCGCTGACCGAGGTGACATACCTCCGAGGCTTGCTGAACGAGCGCTATGAGAGTGAATGGAAGGTGACCAAGGACGGGCGCAAGCGCTATCGAAAGGTGGCCACCAAGGTCTTGGTCAACGCATGGGTGACCGAGTCCGAGCCGCTTGAAGACATGGAGATGGTGATTCTGCCGCCTCCTGAGCCGCTTGACGGTCAGCTCTACGGAACAAACACCGTGGTGACTGGCCTCGCCGACGATGTTTGGTAATCCCCCGCTCGGGCGCTCCCACTGCTTCGGTGGTGGGAGCCAAGCCTGAGCCCTCTAGGGACACTTGAGGCACGCACCAGCCGTGAACCAACGCTGGCTCTACACGTATGGACAACACACGAGAATGTATCGTTGCGGGCCTTGGCCTGCTGTTCGCCTGCTTCGTCGCGGCTTGCTTCGGCGGCTGCGACAACACCTCAGACCGGGAGGTTCCGGTCACCACTCCCCATGGTGTGCATGGGAAACTGAAGGGAGAGTGAGCTTTAGCCCGGCTAAAGAGACAAACGCCGCGAGGCGTCAACACAGCCATCCATAGTGGATGCCGGTCCCAAGCCCGGAAGCCTGAAGGTCAAACGACCGTTGGGTGATGTGGAGGGTAGAACACACGACCATGAACAACGTAGCGCAATACATCGCCCGCAAGGGCATCGCCAAGCACATGACCAGAGACGCTGCTGTCTCCATCTGGAAGGACCTCAAGCGCGAGGGCTGGGAGAAGGACGGCATCATGCTCACCAAGCACGACGAGGAGGGCACGCAGCGCTTCTTCACCTTCGAGACCAAGGGCAACCACGTCTCCGTCTCCTGCATGGCGCTGGAGGTGGCGCTGTGAGCGTCGAGGACGACGACTGGGTCAACCACTGCCTCAGTCTCATCTACGCCCGCGCACACCGCGACAGGGAGGAGATGCTGGAAGCCCAGCTTGAGCTCCATCTCCGCCCCGTGAGCGAGGTCTGAGCCTTCCCCATAGGACATCACCATTCAACACGGTGGTGTCCTTAGGGGAGGGACTCACATCCTCTCCTCATTCCATCCATTTCAGCCCCTCCTTTTTCCAGCCTTCAATCGTCTGGGGAGGTATTGGAGGGGGGCTTTGTGTCTTTATTACCTGCGTCGGGGACGCTTCGCGTCTCGTCTCTATAGTACGTACAACCCTCCTTCGTCGTCGTTGTGTCGTCGTTGGATCTAATTCATTTCACGCGTAACTCACTCATACTAAGCATCATCCTAATCCTTAGTAAACTACCCAAGTTACTTAGTCCTTGACCCTGTCAGCCTTCTAACCTTTATAATCCTCCGCAGAGCGGCTTGTCGAGCGTGTTGTGGATAAAGAATTCACCACGCGGGGAAAGCAAAACGGTAGGTTTGGGGTGATTGAGCCCCCTTTTGAGTGTGGGTTGAGGATGACGATGGGTGTTGGGAGCGGGCTGGATTTAGCCGGGCTAAAGAGGAAAGGATTAAACGTCGATGGTACGGCGGGGTTGGAAGCCTTGAGTTGCCAACAACTGGATACTGACGTTGGATTGAGAGGATTGGGAGGCGTCGGGGTCGATGGATTTGGAGAGGAGTTTCTCGGCGATGGCGGCTTCGGAGAAGGTTTGCGGGACGGGAGCGAGGGCGAAGAAGCGTTGGAGGGCCTTGTTGGTTCCTTGGTAGAGAGCTTCGCGTTGTCCCTCTTTTCGGGAAGCCCAGAGAGCGGCCACTTGAGAAGCGGGGTCGGACACGTCTTGGTCGTTGTTCTTGAGGGCGTTGGCCACCCTTGTGGGAGTTGCCCACCGTTCGTCGGAGGATCGTTCATGGATGGTGCCCTTGGCGATGTTGAATTGCTTGGCGACGTCGCGTGCGAGGGCACCTGCTTCGATGAGGGAGCGGATGATGAGCCAGTCTTCGTCGCTCACCTTCTTGTGAGGGCAGCGAGCCATGAGAACGGGCTTGAGAGGCACCTGTTGAGGTGCTGGATCACTTTCAGGGATTGAGTCGGACATGACTCTCCCTACACACTTTGACCGCGTTGGTCAACAACGGACACTGACCCGTTTTAGTCAGGCTAAAGAGAAAGACAAACTGAAATGAAAGCATTGCTACGAGTGATAAGAAACGGAGCGCCTTACGTTCCAACTGGTGAGAGTCTTAAATACTTCGAAGGTTGCACCCAGCAACAGCCGGAAGATGGGCTCTACACGGCGTATCAGGAAGACGAAGGAGGAGAATGCTCCATCTTCTTCGTTAAAGAAGAAGGCTCACCATGGGCTATTTGAGACGTGGGCGGCACACAGGAAGGCGTTGGAACGTCTTCTGGTCACGTAGTGCCATAAACCACCCCCGAACGCGCTCACTGGCTTATGAGCGCACAACAACACACAAATGAGATGAAACCACAAATCACAGTCCACCACGTTAAGGAGCCGCTGGACCCGGCGAAGATCAACCTGTATTGCGGGCGAGGAAACGCGCCTGCGGGCATGGTGAATGCGAAGATGGGCAATCCATTCGTGATGAAAGACCAGAGTGATGAGGAACGCGACAGGGTTTGTGACGCGTATGAAGAATGGATGTTCAAGCAACCGCTAGAACACGAAGCGGTGTTGGAACGAATGATCCTTCGGATGAAAGAAGGACGCTCCATCGC